ATCCTAAGAACTTCAAGTCATATGATGAGCTTAAGTCTCGTCTGGCTCTTGTATTAGGTGAGAGTGCACCACGTACTGTACGTGAGAATGTATCATTAGATACTTCTACGCCTTATGTGGCTCCTCAGGCTTCTGCTCCTGCAGCAGCTGCTCCTATGGCTGCTCCTGCACCTATGGCAACAGCAGAGAATACTGCTCTTGATGAGGATGATACTATGTCGTACTTTGCTAAGTTAGCAGCTGACGACTAGTTATCTAACCCCGTCACCTATATGACTAAATGAACTCCCGCCATTGTGAATATCAGTGGTGGGAGCACTACCTTGATACACTACTGACCCACTATTAGTAATACTATTATCATCTTGACTAATAGCAACTACACCAGCTGGACCTGTTTTGTTACGGTTTATTCTAAAATCTTCGTCAGATCCTGAGTTTGGATTATACATAAACTTTAATGGACCTCGACCTTGAGCTACTCCTTCACTTCGACCTTTTGCAAATATATCTTTATATTGGTCAAAGTTAGGAGACACTAGCTTTGGATTTGCCATAGCTGCACCTGCAATCGCATCCATGTTTGCCATTACTCCACCAGGTCCAAGGAACTCTAAACCTGCATTTTGAAGATTTTTGCCTCTCTGAGCTAATGATGTATTCAACATTAAGACAGCATTATTAATATCTCCGTCAGCAAACTGAGCATATTTACTCGCTATTTCACCTAAGGCAGCAATTCTTGCTTCTTTAGTCATCCCAGGTTTATCAATTAAGGCTAAGTATTGTTTTTCTAATGCCCCTTTTACCATATCTGAGTTGCCTGTTTTTGTACCTATCTCTTCCATCGCAGATCCTAAGTGTTTCAGACTATCTGCATGCGCACCTTTCTTAGACATATCTTGAAGCTTACGTTGATTAGCTAATGCTACTAATCCAGCATCAGCAGCTTCATTAAATTTACCTTCAGCTATTTTCTCATCCATAGTTTTAGTTTGTCTATCAATTTCATCTTGTAAAGCCTTTGTATTCTTTTGAGATGTTCTAGCCATCCATTGAGCTATTTCATTACCTATTGCTAAAGCAGCCATAACTCCAGCTGCAATTAGTACACCTTTAGGACCAAACATCGCAGCTAATCCTAATACGTTAGCTGACATAGCTATAGTATTACCTAGCTCTTCATCACCCATAGCTCCACCTATTGCTGCTCCTAATGTCGTACCAACCATTCCAATCATAGCAGCCATAGGCAATCTTTTAACAAATGCGCCTCCAAACTTTTTAATATATGAAGGTTTTAGTTTACCTCCTTTATCAGAACCTGGAGGTCCTCCTCCCATTCCCATAGCTGCCATTATACCAACACCGCTAAGAGAGCTTCTTATAGCTCCCATAATTAAACTAGGTGCAAAGAACATAGCAATAGTAGCTCCAAACTTAGCAAAGTCTGCTGCAGTGATAGGCAGTTCAAAACCAAACATGTTAATCTTTTCTTGATCATTTAGATTAAAAAGCTTAGCTACAGAGTTTCCTACTATAGTACCGAAGAAAGTGGCTATCCCAAACCTCTTACCGGCTATCATTGCTATCATACCATTTCTTAATGACTCTATTAATACAGGTGATACTTTCTTCTTTGAGTCTTCATCTAAAAGAACATCATTAGGATCAAGAGACTCGAACACCTTTTCCATTAGCTGAGTACCAAACTTACCTATAAGAAGCGCAGCAGATCCCCATACAGCGCCTCTTGCTAGATAGTTTCCTACTAAACCTGCTACAGTACCTAGAGTAGCACCTCCAAAGGATCCAGCAAGTGCTGCTGATACCCAACGAGCAACTGTACCAAGTCCGGTAGCATCTCCTAAACCTTGTTTTACTCCAGCTTTAAACCCTTGAGGACTTTTTCTAACCACAGCTTTTCTCTCACGAGCCGCTTCAAGCTTCTCTTCTAGCTCATCTCCTCTAGAGCTTTTTTCACCTTCAATAAACTTAACTATACTCTTGGCTGTAATGTCAAGAGACTTATTTTGTTCTAGCAGTGTTTGGTTAATTTCATCTAATGTTATAGCCATAGGTTAGACCTGTCTTTGTTGTTGTTCTTCTTTTTCTCTTTTAATCTGATCCAATAATAAAGCGACGTATATTTCCCTCTCCCAAGGTATCATTAACTCAATATCTGTTAACGAATATTTATGATTTTGCATTAACTGATAATTGGTTTGATAAAAATTAGTTAATGATTCATGAGAAAGGTTTATTAAAAAAAATCTTGCATTCCTTGTAATACTTGTTTATTGTTTACGCCACAGCTCTGACAATCAAAAACAATATCATGCTCCATCTTAGGTAGGTTTGTAACAAAATTTACTAGTTTATCAAACTGATCATTATTTAAGTTATTAAGAAAGTTATCAATGTCTGCTCTTGTTTCATCTAAGAAAGATATATTATCTTCTTCTGTTTGTAAACCATCTAAACAAGCAACAATCATCTCATACATGCCTTCTGTAAGAGTGCTTGATTCTAATTCAGATATTACAGATAGATGTTTATAGCTCGGATATCTCATTTTAACAGTGTATTGATCAGTAAGCTGTATAAGATTTTCTTCTTTAGGTACTTCTATTTCAATTTTATCTAAAGCTACAACTACTTCTGTGTACTCTTCACATTCAGAGCACTTAATAGTTACTTTAGTTGTTTCACCTGCTGACTTAGCTCTAATTTGAGTAAACATATACTCAACGTCAAACGTAGCTAATTCATTTACATTAATATCTTCATATGTACATGCTTCAATAGTATCTACTACTGATTGTAAAATTGCCTTCTCGTCTTTAGATTCTAAAGCGATAAGTAAGACTTTCTGCTCTTTTACTAAGAAAGGTCTATATGTATATTCCATTCCTGTTGATGGTATCTTTCCATTATACTTTGGAGAGACATTTATTTGTGGTAGTGCCATGATTTAATCATCCTTATTATTTTGAAGTCCAGTTCGTATATGAAAGCTGGACATTGAGCTTAACTAGACCGTCTTGCTCATCAGTAAATTCAATTGCGTTCATTGTTGTCGGAAAAGCATCTTTTAATATACATGTGTATACAATAGATTCTCTTGTTCTTATGTCTAGATCTAGATTCAATCCGAAGATTTTATCTATAGGGAAATCAAAAGCCATTCCCTTTCTAAGTTGTTTTATTCTTACTTGTTCTGTAAAATCATTTGCATATCCTATTTCAAAAGTATCTTGATTGATAACTCTATTCTGCCAGGTCTCAAAATACTTTCTTATATTGTAATCATTCATAACATGAAATGTAAGACTGATATCATCAGAAGCAAAACCGTTTGGCATCTTACGAGCTTTAATACCAATAAGTCTCTCCTGAGTCATTATCTGTCTACCAGGAAGGTTGACATTAGTACAGAGTATATTAAGATCTCTTGTATCGTACTGTCCATCAAGTGATGGTAACTCTACTAAGAATTGATTAGCAGATGCAAAGCCTCTACCTTTAGATGCTATACCTTTTAATTGATCAATATTCATCCTAACATCCTTCTTGAATCTGCATATACTTTACTACCACTAGACTTCTGCCAATCAGCAAGAGGAAGAAACGTTGCGATCTCCCATTCAGGAGCTGGCACGATAGCAAATCTACTCTTTACATGATCAGTAAGATAATGTTTAAAGCATGGAGCAAAGTATTTTGTACGAGCAGACTTCTTTAGATAGTTATAGTTAACCGCAAATCTAGTCTTCTCATCGTATGCTTTGTTATTAGTATTATCTAATAGTACATCTAAGAACTTAGCTCTGAGTACTGGAGGTAAGTAGTGTAAGTTCAAACCATAGAACCCTCCTTCAGCTTTATCAACAATAATAGTTAAAGGAAAAGAGTCATAGTATGGAAGCTTGTCTTTTGTCTTTGGATTATAAAAGAACATTGCCATAGCACCAGGCTGAAAGGTACCCTTGAGTTCAATAGGTTCTTCTTTCATAATCTGATTACGGTTGACACGCCTCATTGATTGTGCTTTCTTACGAAACCAGTCTCTTGATTCTTGCGTACGAGGAGTTATTCCTTTTCGGAATGCTTCCATCTCTAAGTTTTGAAATAAATTACTCATACCGGTATTTATGTCTTTTTTCTAGGCTTTTTCTTACGAAAGGGCTTTAACTTTTTAAGAGGTTTTAAAGCACCTTTAGTTGATTGTTTAGGCATAATGCCCATCTCTGTTAGAGTCTTCTCTGTCCATATCTGAAACTCCCAACCTCTATCTTTAGCATACCCTTCTGCAGTCTCCCATTTGTTCATATTCTTAACATAGGTCATAGCTTCGTTTATATAACGTTTAGATTTGTCTGGTCTCTTAGGAGGTCTTGTCTCTTTATCTGGTTTTACTTCTACAAGTATTGTTCTACCTGACTTATATGTTATCTTAAGGTCCATAAAGTACCTATGCATACGTTTATCTACATCCCAGAAGTATGGAATGACTACCTCTTCCGATGACCAATTACGTATATTTGGATTGTTATCACACCAAACAAAGCAATGTCTCTCCCACATTGAACGATAAGTCACCTTATCTGCATCGCCTTTGTACTTGCTTCTGTGTTTAACTAGATATTTTCCGGAATAAGCCATATAAATACTTTCATAAGATAACCCTATTTATTGGATATTTAACCATGAATGATGCACAACGCAGAGCTGATACTGCTGCAAGTCTAGCTAATAGCTATAAGAAGTATGAATTTCCTCTTAATAATGAAGAACAAAAGTATGAAGCTCGTATAACCTTTACTGCTAGAGAAGTTCAATCGTTCGATGTTAACTTTTTGTTTGATATAGCTCAAGTTGTAACTACTAACACTCCTGGTGATGAGCGAACTCAAAATGACCTAATATCAGATAAAGATAATGTAAAGAATAATGTAGCTGCAGTAGAAGCTGCTAATAAAGGTGCACCTGATTCTCAAGCAATGATTAACGCTACTGGTCAAAAATTTAAAGGTGGACCTAAAGGTAAAGTATCTTTATATCTACCACAAGCAGTACAAATTAATGACGCTGCTTCATACTCTAACGTTGATTTAGGCATTATGGGAGCTGGCGGAGCTGCAGCTATGGCTGAAGGAGCTAACCTGATACCAGCGTTAATAGAAGGAG